CAAACTAGATTCAACTTGGTCTACGAACTTATTAAGTGCGCTTGCGTCAGAGAAAAGAACCGTGATGGTCCCTGTCACGTCCGCGTATCTGCCAAACAAGATATCAGGAACGATGTTGGAGCCGACAACTTGAGAAGAAGCCATGTTGTTGTTGAGGGTGATTTCCGCAGCCGTCACGAGGCCTAGAACCTGTCCTCCTTCAAACAACGCGCCATTTACCGCAGCAAAAGGCGTTGTCTGCGGCGCTTCTGAGTAAACTGAGGCGACCGTAGTAGGAGAAAATATAGTTGCGTCTTGCCCTAAAACACCAAAGGTCAAGGAAGCAAGGCCAGAGGCGGGGATAGAAAAAGTGACTTGGTTTATACGGACGCCGCGAAACTGCTGATATAGGTTCCTGTCAGTCAACCAACGCTCGAAGGTGAAAGAGCGGTATGTGTTGCCGATAGAAACTTTGCGGCCTACTTCATAAATTCGAGCAACCGAGACAGATGCCGCCGTTGTCGTAATCGTATTTGGCTCAACTTCAATCGTAGAAGCAGTGGCACTCAATACTGTGAGGTATTCACCGCTAAAGCCAGAGACGGGACCGGGGTTTGTTACGACAAAAAATACGTCGCCAACCGTAATTCCGCTAGTAAGAAAATCAAAAGAAGAAGTTAGCGAAGTGATCTTATTGGCAGTAGCGTCGATGCTGATATTGAGGGTAGTAGACACAGGGGTAATATTAGCCCAAGTGCCCCCTATAACTGCCTCTAGGAAATCATCCCATGACTGCTCAGATATATCACCGTTCACTTCGCCAGCTACGGAGCGATACCCGTGCCTCGCGTCTTGGCGCATACGGTCTGTTTTACGTTCTTCGGATTGGTAAATTTCTTTTTGTAGGTTTAGTGAAAAGCCAACGTCGCGAACTTTTTTGAAAGCGCGGCCAGTTGGGGTCGAGCCAAAAACGACTTCAGACGTGTATCCGTATTCTACAAGTGATCCAGCCGCAATACTGCCACTCATTTCCTACTCCCCGCATCCCGCCACTAAGCCCTGTCGATGGCAAAGAGTTGCCCCTTTGCCATCGACAAGAACCCCATTAGGCATTACCGCGTTGAATAGAAATAGACGAAGTGCCCTGCGTGACGTTGGCAGCGATAGGCTTCAGCGCCACGAAAGGCATGGTCACTGTGATGCCAGTATCAGGGCTGTCATCAACGTCACCGCCGCTGTACTTGATACGGGGCAACACGATGCTGACAAACTCCGTAGTGCTGTCAAGCGCATCCTTGTTCTGTAGACGGATAATCAACGTAGTTTCCGTCTCGGTCACAAACTTGCTGTGCATGTCCGGGCTGGTGAACAACACCGTGATCGTGCCGCTTACGTCAGCGAAACGACCGAAAAGAATATCAGGGGTCAGGTCGGTGCCGATGACCTGCGGCCCCGCCAAAGTGTTGTTGATAGAAATTTCGGCGGCGGTCACGAGGCCAAGAACAACGCCACCTTCATAAATTTCGCCGTTGACAGCGGCAAATGGCGTGGTCTGCGGAGTCGCGGTATAGGTAGAGGCTACAGAAGATGCTGAGAACCCTGTGCCGTCGCGGCCAACGACACTGAAGGTCGCCGTGACCATGCCAGAAGCCGGGATGGAAATAGTCATCTGGCTCATACGGACGCCACGGAACTGCTGGTATAGGTTGCGGTCTGACAACCAACGCTCAATGGTGAAAGAGCGATAGGTGTTGCCGATGGCAACCTTGCGGCCTGCAACCGAGATAGTAGCAGAAGCGGTAGCCGTGGTCCCGATAGTGCCGGGCTCAACCTCGATGGTGGACACGCCGACGCTCAGTGCGGTGAAGAAGCGATCAGTCAGACCAGCCACTGCGGGGGTTGCGGTGATTGCGAAAACGTCGCCAACGCGAACTCCAAGCGTCGGAAAGTTGGCTGAGCCCACCGTAATACGGTTGGTGGCAGAGTTGGAAGCGACGCTGGAGAAAGGAGCCGAAGCGCCGGTTGCCCAAGCGCCGCCCATGATGGCCTGGATAAAGTCATCCCAAGACTGCTGAGAAAGCTCGCCAACAATGTCGCCGGTGACGGAGCGATAGCCGTGGCGCACATCTTGGCGCATACGGTCAGAGCGACGCTCCTCCGACTGATATGCTTCCTTCTGAAGATTGACCGAGAAACTTACGTCCCGGATTCGCTGAAAAGCAGAACTGACAGGGGTAGAGCCGAAACTCACTTCCGCAATATACCCTAGTTCAGTAAGCGAACCCGCTGCAATTGAACCGCTCATGTTGTTCTCCTAAGAACTTAGGGCGGCAAAAATGCGTTGCCGCTAAAAAATATATACCTTTCCACGTATAATTGAATGGTTCCTAGCAAGTCAATGCGTGCTTAAGTGGGGACGTAGGAGAACCAAGGAACAGTCAGTCGGATACGCCAGAACGGGCCTTCTCGGTCATTCAACGCCATGCTCGGCGTGGCTTCGATGTTGACTGAAATTGAGTCGCTTGTCAGGACAAGGCCGCGATAGAAATGCGCCCTGATCCTCTCCGCCAAGTCAGAAGCCGGATTGGGGCCTTGGTCTTGGGGTGCATAAACATCAACCTGATAGACGCCGCTCTCGAAATCCATGGCGCTCCTATGGTTGGCGGCAGGGCGCGTCGGTGCTGGTAAGAAGTTCACCCGCAAATGGATTTCCGTAGTCTTGGGCGTAAAAGATACGTTCTCCCACGCCACACTAGGAAGCGAAGAAAGGCTGTTGAGACGCGCGTTCAGGGCGTTACGGATTGACTTCAAACTCATCGAACTGTCCTAGCCACGCGGGCCGCATTGGAGACGAGAGAGGGCCACGCCTTGGCATTAACGCGCATCATGCCATAGGGGGCTTGGAAAGAGAACCCAGAGGGTAGCGTTTTGACTCGGCGTTCGTTGTCAAAATCATACCCGCCAAATTCCAATTTACCAATATATCCAACCGTATTAACAAGGTAGAGCGTGGTGTGGACACGAGGGGAATAGAGCGCGTAGTTAGCAGCCGCGTCCCGAGAAGTCGCTTCGCCTGTTGGGTCTAAGCGGTAGGCATTAGAATTTAGATTGGTATCAAATCCAGCAACCCATCCGCCTCTTGCCCGACCTACGCTATCAGGGTCGTGCATACCGAAAGGTTGGTCAATCGGCGTGGCTTTGATGATGTTCGTGGCGAGTTTAGTCGCAGCGCCAGAAACCGTTCGAGCAAGTCGGCGTTCCGTCCTTTGGGCGAAATTAGCAACTTGCTCTGCGAACATTATTTTTGAGCCAAAAGTCGATACATGACAACGGTGCCACTTTCCGGTATCGCCTGCACTCGTGTAATCTTATACGGCTCAGTAGTTGGTACAGGGGAGCCGATTGTCATCCCTGGCTTTGGTGCGAACGCTGCGCCACTGGCAGTTAAATAAATTTCGACTTCAGAGGTTTCAGCAAACTCGGGGTCATCAAAACGACTATCACGCGAAAAAGATTTTCCGCGTAAATCTTGTGTGGCCGTGCTTGCAGTGACCGACCCCGTTGAGGGATTGAATACCTGATCGCCTTGTCTCGATACTCGGAAAACGTCGCCGTATTTCTGAAGTAGGCGAAGACCTGTTCCGTCGCGAAGCCGTTCAAAAATACTAGCGCTCATGTCCTGACGATCTGTGGGAAACCAAGGGGTTGGCAAATAGGCTTTAGGATGAACTCGATGTCCCGAAATAAGGGCAAAGACCTCGCCCTAGAATCATACTTCACACGAATTGGCCCGATCTGTTCTTCGAGAACGGAATCGCTGCGCGTCAAATCAGGGATAAGGTTCTCCCCATTACGTGACCGAAGTGCTAAAGCGCACACCGCATCTTTCAATTCTTTTGGAATCTCGCTTTCATCAACTGTCCAGCCATCGCGGCGAACAGCATATGCGCGGGGCCAAGAAAGGGCCTGATTTTCTGTCTTCTTGAGCCCGATCCAGCGTTCGTAATATGCGCCTTCGACATAGCGCATAGCCTTCATAATATCCGCATCCGCCGATACCGGAGGAGCGAGGCCATAGAGACGTGCATAAGCCGCAACGTCCGCGCCAAGAACGTATGTCTGAGAATTGGTTTTACCCGAACCATCTTCAAGAATAAGAGCCATAACTTCCACCCCATCCGAAGGTTCGGGTTATATCAATTTCCGCCAGACTTTACAAAGGCATCTCGTTCGTCAAGCCAAACAGCATCCGCTTCAGGTGAAATGGTGTTGCCCATCCAAGGGCCACCTAGCGTATAGTGGGCAATCTTTGCCGTCTGGATATCGTAGCCCGGCTCACCGATAAGCGCGTTCCACTCTTGTGGTAGCGCGCCGATGTGCTTGTCTGGGTCTTTAATCCAGTCAAACCGATGTAAATCTCGCCCAGGCACAGAATTGATATGTGCAAGGTTCAAGCAATCATTTGCAAAATGATTGCAGTTGAACGCCATGACTGAGGACCAATTCTTGAAACTGTAGCTAGTCTGGATTTGACCATCCATCTTTAGCAGGGTGGATGGGTTATACTGGTGCTTGACGCACATCACTGCATACTTGCTTTCTAGCAAGTCAAACAGTTTTGCAACGTCATCTAAGAATAGGACATCGCAATCGACAAAGACGGCCCATCCTGCATAACCATATTTTGCTCTATGCAGGATTGGAGTCAAAAACCGGCTGATCGCGAACTCTGTTGCCTGCGGGGCTTCTGAAATCACGTCCCACAGTTTGCCTTCTCGCGTTTCAGTCTGACGCCAAATCATCCCTTGATCGCGTAAGTCGTTAATTTTGAGAGGGACAACGCTGACGGGCACAGAGGCCCGCCGCTTCAAACTGAACTCTGCTACTTTATACGCTTCGACTTCTCGGCTATCGAAGCCCATATAGATGGTCGGCACCATCAATCCCACCCAAGAATAAAATCGTCAACGACGCGCTGCTTAACCGTGGCGCCCCAAGACAAAAGCAATTCGAGTGCCGCATACTGCTTCCACTCAAAAATATCCCACGGCTTTTGCTCGATACAAATAATAGGTTTGCACCGCCGGATCGTGCCTTCAGCACCAAGAACGATGGGATATTCATACCCCTCTACGTCCATCTTGATCGCGCTTACAAAAGGATGGTTCTCTGCATCGAGCGTAGTTAAAGGCACGGTGTAGTTGATGGACGACGCCTCTCGCTTTGCGGTATCTTCCGAGGCGACATGAGTGCCCGCTGTAACTTCGGGGCGATACTCCATGACCACTTCGCCAATCGTGTTGCCTAGAGCTACACGCCTTAGCTCGACATTAGGCGTAGGCTTCTCTGGATGCTCAATGGTATTGAGCATAAAGCACCGCTGGTTAATCTCGATAGGCTCGTAGGCCACAACGCGGTCAAAAGCACGGGCGAAGTGCATAGACCACATACCGACATTGCCACCTACGTCCAGCACTAGGTTGCGCCGATTGGTAGGAGTGTGGTTGAGCATGGCGACTAAGGTATGAAGCTGGTAACTCCCTTCACCCTTGCTGTTCCGCTTAGCAGCACCTTCAAGGAAAGGAAGAAGGTGTTCCTCTGTGGCGGGAAGCCAAATTCCCGCCACCTTCTTGATATCTGTCATTAGGCTTGCACCACCACATCAGAGTTGTATGAAGCCCCCGCCTGCTTGCGTGCGCCCTTCAAATGATCCACATACCCACGCCAATCAGAATTGACGATGGGGTGGCTTGTATTGAACGAAAGATCATCCCCGAGATTGACGGCGCGCACCATACCGTCCTTCACCCCGCCGGCTACGAGCGTATCGAACACGTGGCAGTCTGTCCAAGCAGGCAAGCGGAAAACTTGGTCCTCGACGTAGACCTGCCAGAAGATGCGGAGCATCGCCACGACATTGGCGTTGTTAACGCGGAACATAAGGATGCCCGCTTCTGTATGGTTATTGTTGCGAGGGAAATGTCCGATGTGCGCCCAAGTCGGGAACTTATCAACCAAGAACGCATCTGTAAGAGGCTTCTTGAATACCGTGTCCCCATCAAACCAGACCAGAACTTCTGGCTGATCCTTCAAATCTAGTGCGCTAAAGATGCGGAGGGCCGCAGCAATCGCAGCAGGCTTATGGGAGAACTTCACCGCGTCAAAACGGTAGTCGTATGTGCGTCCAAATCGTCCGTGGACTACAGGAGAGTTGTGCCGCGCCTTGAATTCTGTGAGGCTGGTCGCTTCTTCGTCCAGAGCGAAGAACTTCACAAGCGGCGTATCAACCGTATCATGAAGCAGAGCGGTGTCACTGAACACCCAAAGCTCAGAATCGGTCAGTGGGTTGGCGAGGTATGACTCAATCATATTTCGCCCGTATGCCTCGTAGCCTTCCTGGCTAAAAGACGTAATCGCTAGATACTTCATAGTGCGCCTCTGATTTTAGATCGGTTCGTCGGACTGCGGTGCGGGGGCGGGATAGACTTCAGGCTCTGGCTCAGGCTTGGGCCTCGCCTTTGACTTTGGCATTGCCTTGACGCTGGACCGCACATGCCCCACAAGGTCGCGCAAAGCCATATGCCGGGTTGCTTCTTCGCACAGCGTATTTAACGCCGTAGCGTCAACAATTACTCGATTGCTCATAGAACCTCATCACTGATTGACTTCGGCTTTCGACCGGGCTTGCTTTTGACCTTTACCGTTTGGCTGCCGCCAATGACGGGCACTTCGCGCGTTTCAATTTCGGCTTCCTCCGATGCCTCTACGGGATCAGAGATAGCGGTTGTAAACTCGCTCTCTTTAGGGTCGTATGTCGTAACCGCAAAACCCGAACGTGCCTCAAAGGCTCGCTGCGGGTCTGCGTACGCCGGAGACGAAGGGTTGTGCTTACGAGCCTCTTCGATACGCTCTTGCTGCCGTT